TCATAAGATTAAATTAACAGGATTTATAGCAAGAATCTTTCAGCATGAGTATGATCATATGGAAGGTATTGATTTTACCCAAAGGACTAAATAGTTAAAAACTTAGAAAAAATGGCATACTACATTAAAAAACCAGCAGTTCTAGTTTCAGGTGATGTGTATTATAAAGGTGAATCTACATGGACTCAAGATAGTTCAGCGAAAGCAACCTATACTCAATCAGCAGCTAATGCTATGATTGCTAATACAAATGGTAAAAATGGTGGGTTTACTGGTGCAACTGTTGTGAGTGAATAATGAGATTTTATATTAAAACTGATGACGGGGTTACTGATGGTGGAGGTGACTATTATGTTGCCGAAGGTCTTCCTGGTCATTGGGGAACAAAAGTAGAAGCAACTACTTATATTGGTAGACAAGCTGCACAAATGGTAATTGATGCAGATAAAGATCGTTATGGAAAATTAGAAGGACGTATAAATCCTCACGTTTCAGAAGAATAATGGCAGTTCGTAATTCACCAAAACCTAGACCAGGTACTCCAATAGAGAATAGGAATTTTCTATCTCCAGTTGGTTTTAAATTCGCACTGAAGAGATCACCTAAAGCTGCTTTCTTTTGCAATCAAGCAAATATACCAGACTTAACTCTAGGTGTAGCAGAGCAACCTACTTACTTAAAAAATATACCAGTTCCTGGAGATAAACTAGAGTTTGGAGATTTAAATCTAAGATTCTTGGTTGATGAGGATCTTGGTAATTATATGGAAATACAAAATTGGCTTCGTGGATTAGGTTTCCCAGAAGATGCAGGAGAATTTGGGGATTTAGAAAAGTCTGATCCATTAGAAGGGTTTGGTGCGTTTAAACAAGAAGGTAAAAAAATATATTCTGATGGAACTCTACAAATATTAAGCAGTAATTTAGTTCCTAAATTCCAAGTTGTATTCAAAGACTTGTGGCCATATTCATTAACTACAATGTCATTTGATGCAACCGATACTGACATCGAATACTTTACAGCAGAGGTAGGTTTCAAGTATACTATATACGGACTAACTGATTTAGAAAATAATCCTTTATGATATGAGTGTAACTCTTGAAGTGCTTCAAGAGATGTGGGAGAAAGATTCAAAAATAGATCGTGATAATCTACATGAGGAGTCATTAAACATCCCCTCTCTACATGCAAAATATTTTGAATTATATAATACTATTTTTCTATTAAGAAAGAAAGCAGAACAACAAAGAAAGAACATCCGTCATGAACGGTATGAGTATTTTAGTGGGAAAGCGGATCCAGAAGTATATGTAGAGAATCCTTTTCCAAAGAAGATAAGAGATAAAGATACGATGACTAAGTATCTTGATGCAGATGAAAAACTGTCTAATACTTCACTAAAGATAGATTACTATGATACAATGCTTACATACATCGAAAGCATCCTTAAAGTGATACAGAATAGAACGTATCAGATTAAGAATGCAATTGAGTTTATGAGATTCCAATCGGGGTTGGGTTGACATGGGTAGCTAAATACCCATAGATGCATGGGTTAATTGATCGATACAACAGCCAATGTTGTAATATCTAAGGCTAACGAAGTATTTTTAAGAATAGATTCAGAACCTCATATTGAGTATGAATTAAGAGACCACTTTACTTTTGAGGTAGAGGGTGCAAAGTTCATGCCTCAATATAGAAAAAGAAATTGGAACGGAGAAATACACTTATTTGATATGAGAAATAAACGGATCTATGTGGGTCTGTTGGATAGGATTGTTTCCTTTTGTGAGAGAAGAGATTATACTTATAAGTTTGTAGATAATGAATACTATGGTACTCCTTTTGAGATAAATGAGGAGATATCATATGAGGGTGTAAAAGATTATATGAAATCTATTTGTCGTCAAACTCCACGGAAATACCAAATTGAGGGAGTATACGATGCCTTAAGACATAATAGAAAGCTATTGATATCACCCACTGCTTCAGGCAAATCTTTGATGATATATTCTCTTGTAAGGTATTATGTAGCGAAAGAACAAAAAATTCTCTTAGTTGTTCCCACGACATCTCTTGTAGAGCAGATGTATAAAGACTTTTTTGATTATGGTTGGGATGCTGACTCATATTGTCATCGCATATATGCGGGTAAAGAACGAACTAACGAATATCCAGTCACGATTACTACATGGCAATCAGTCTATAAATTAGAAAGATCATTTTTTGAAGATTATAATGTAGTTATAGGAGATGAAGCTCACCTATTTAAGAGCAAGTCATTAGTATCTATAATGACAAAGTTACATCATGCCAAGCATAGATTTGGGTTTACGGGAACTTTAGACGGCACACAGACGCATAAATGGGTCTTAGAGGGATTGTTTGGTCCTTCATACAGGGTAACAAAAACAGATGAATTAATGAGGCAAGGTCATCTTTCCCAATTAGATATACAATGTCTGGTATTAAAACATCCACCTAAGAAATTTGAAACTTATCAAGATGAAATAGAATATTTAATATCTCATGAGCAAAGAAATAATTTTATAAAGAACTTAGCATTAGATCTAAAAGGAAATAGTCTTATATTATACAGTCGAGTAGAAACTCATGGTCAGGTATTATATGATTTGATAAATACAAATAAGGAAAATGATCGTAAAGTATTTTTTGTTCATGGTGGTGTTGATGCTGAAGAGAGAGAATCCGTAAGGGAAATTACCGAAAAGGAGGAAAATGCCATCATCGTTGCCTCGTATGGAACCTTTAGTACTGGCATTAATATTAAGAGACTCCATAACGTTATCTTTGCCTCACCATCAAAGTCGAGAGTTAGAAATCTTCAAAGTATTGGACGAGTACTTAGAAAAAGTTCTACCAAAGTAAAAGCTATACTATATGATATAGCAGATGATTGTACTAAGAACCAAAGAAGAAACTACACTCTAAATCATTTTATAGAAAGGATTAAAATCTACAATGAAGAAAATTTTAATTATGAAATAATCAGTATACAATTAAAAGGAAAATAAAATTATGTCAATCGAAGATGATTTTTATGCCACAATAAAATTTAAATCTGGCGAAGAAATATTTGCCAAAGTTGCTGCGTCGGAAGAAGAAGATAGAACTATGTTAATTATTCATCATCCTATTATTATTGGAGAGATTAAAGGAAAAAGTGGGATAGTAGGATATAAGGTAGAACCCTGGTTAAAAACTAGTAGAGAAGATATGTTTATTATTAATATGGAAAATGTTCTTACTCTATCAGAATCTGCAGATATAGAAATGATTATGATGTATAAAAGATATCTTAAAGATACAGAAAATGATAGAAAAAATAATGCACGGATTAATAGAAAAATGGGATATCTTGGAACCGTAGATGAAACCAGAGTCTCCCTAGAAGAACTTTTTAAATTAGATAATAATAAAAATACTAATAGCTAAGCCCTTTCTCAGAAACGCCACAGAGTTATTCTACTTGGTTTTTAGAACTTGTCAAGTGTATCACTAAATGTTATAATATCTACATAATAGTGATAAAGACTTATGCCAATAACTCCAGGTAGAACTATGGCGAGACGTAAGCGGTCTGAACACTATGTTAATAACAAAGAGTTTCTTGCTGCATTAATTAAGTATCGAGAGGATAAAGAGATTGCTTTATTGCAGGATAAGCCTAAGCCGGTTATTCCTAGGTATATTGGTGAGTGTTTTCTTAAAATAGCAAATCATTTATCATTTAAACCAAACTTTGTTAATTACATGTTCAAGGAGGATATGATCTCTGATGGAATCGAAAATTGCGTTCAGTACATACATAATTTTGATCCTGAGAAATCCAAAAATCCTTTTGCTTACTTTACGCAGATTATACATTATGCGTTTCTCAGGAGAATACAAAGAGAAAAACGTCAGTTAGAAATTAAGAATAAGATTCTTGAGAAGTCTGGTTATTCGGAAGTTTTTGATGACAATAATCAGATTGACGGAAGTACTTATTCCGAGTATAATCAAATTAAAGATGCTGTGCATTCTAAGTTACGTAATTGAATGAAAATAGTTTCTGTTAGATTCCCAACAGACGTTATTGTAGGAGATTATCAATTTGCTGATAAAGTAAAAGATCAAGTTTTTTCTGCGTTAAAG